GCATAAGGGCGAACAGCTTTGGACGTTTCGTAATGGGGCAACCCTCAAACTGCGGCATCTCTGGGATGAGAATGACGCGGAAAACTACCAAGGCCATAGCTACACGTGGGTGTGCATCGAGGAAGTCACCAACTGGCCGTCACCCGCACCGATTGACCGTATCAGAGCAACTTTGCGTTCTGCGCATGGCGTGCCTGTGCGGTTGCGGATGACTGGCAACCCTGGGGGTGCAGGTCATAACTGGGTCAAGCAGCGATTTGTTACGCCCGCGCCTGGGGGATTCACACCCATCATTGACCCTGTCAGCCACGAAGTGCGGGTATTTATTCCTGCTCGTCTGGAAGACAATCCCGCGCTGACGCTGAAAGACCCGAACTATGAGCGTCGTCTGCTTCAATCGGGATCATCGGCACTTATCAAAGCATGGCGCTTTGGCATCTGGGATATTGTCGCGGGCGGCTTCTTCGATGATGTCTGGAGCCCAACCCATCATGTACTGACACCCTTCGAGATTCCTTCGGGCTGGCGCATGCGCCGTTCCTTTGACTGGGGATCAGCCAAGCCATCTTCCTTGGGCTTATGGGCGGAAAGTGACGGCGTGCCGATTGAGGCACTGAACAAACACTTCCCGCGTGGCTCCATGATACGCATTGGCGAATGGTACACCGTTGATAAGGATGTGCAGGGCTACACCAAGGCCAATGTCGGCTTGCATCTGAACAATAAGCAGCTCGGAGCTGGAATAGCCAATCGCAGCCAGAACCGCATCTGGCGCGGCTGCGTTGCTGATCCGTCAATCTTTATCAAGGCAGGTGGGCCAAGCATTTACGACCAGCTCCGTGAAGGCGCGCGCGAAGTGGGCGGTCAGATCGTCTTTTCCAAAGCCGATAATAACCGTGTCGCTGGCTGGCAGAAAATGCGCTCCATGCTGCAAGCCGCCATTTCCGATAAGCCAGAAAGCCCTGGCCTATGGATTTTTGAGAATTGTACCGACTGGATTCGTACCGTGCCTGTCCTTCAGCGTGACCAGAAAAATCCTGACGATGTGGACACAGATTCTGAAGACCACGCCGCTGATGAAAGCCGCTACGCGCTCATGGGTGGTGGCGATAAACAACAAAGCCAAGAGTTTTTGCTGTAGTTATGACCATTAAGAAAACCACTGTTGCCACGCCAAGCCTTGACTGGCTCGACATGCAGGACAATCTGGAACTTGTCGATACGCTCATGCAGGGCAACGATGCCCTTCGTGCAGCTGGCACGCGCTATTTGCCGCGTGAGCCCAAAGAAAGCCAGCAAGCCTATCGTAACCGTTTGGCACGCTCGTTTCTCTACAATGCCTTTGCCGATACTATTCAGAAAATGGTGGGCAAACCGTTTTCAAAGCCCGTGGTAGTGAAAGAATCTACCCCAGAACTGATAGACGAATGGGCGGAAAACATCGATCTGTGCGGTAGCAATATCACCACCTTTGCCCGAGAGGTGCTAGAAGCTGGTTTACGCGACGGACTGACACATATCCTTGTCGATTATCCGCCTAATAAAACCGATGGCACACTGGCCGATGAGAAAGCGGCTAAACTTCGTCCATACTGTATCAACGTGCTGGCCAGAAACCTGTTTGCATGGCGCACGGAAACCGTTGAAGGTGTGAAGCAGCTCACTCAGATTCGTATTCGTGAAGCTGTCAGTATCCCCGATGGTGACTGGGGAGAGAAAATCGTTCAGCGCATCCGCGTCATTACGCCGGATCGCTTTGAAGTCTATCAGCTTGAAAGTAAAGACAAGTGGGCGCTGGTCGATCAGGGCGATATATCACTCAAGCGTATTGCGCTGGTGACGTTCTACACTGGTAAAACCGGCTTCATGACGGCCAAGCCGCCATTGCTGGATCTGGCGCATCTCAACATCCAGCACTGGCAATCGTCTTCGGATCAGGAGCATATCCTGCATTTTATTCGCTTCCCGCTGCTTCATGGCGCTGGCTTTAATCAAGACCAGAAAGAAATCGAAGTCGGGCCTAATCGAATGATTATCTCCGATGACCCACAAGCTAAACTCACCTATGTCGAGCATTCAGGCAAAGCGGTGGAAGCTGGCCGTCAGGCAATCAAAGACATCGAAGAAAAAATGGATTCGATGGGCGCGCAGCTTCTGCTCAAGCGGCCTGGTGCATCGACAGCAACCGCAGCTTCACTCGATACCGCGCAGTCACACTCTTCCTTGCAGGATATGGTGCGTAAGCTCGAAAATGCGTTCGCAGAAGTCTTTAACCTTATGGCGCAATGGGCAAAGCTCACCGATACAGAGTTTGGCGGCATCGACATCAATCAGGATTTCGGGCTCTCGCTCATTTCAGGAAAGGACGAAGATACGCTGCTCAAGTCCAGACTCTCAGGCGAGCTATCCCGCGAAACATACCTGACCGAGATGAAACGGCGCGGTGTGCTGCGCGAGGAGCTGGATGTTCAAGAAGAAATCGAACTCATCAATGCGGAGGGCGAAAGTTTTAACGATGTGCCCGAGGTAAGTGACCAAAACGATGCCAACCGTCAATGAAGCCCTGTTTGATGCAAGCGTTAAGCATCAAATTTACCTGCAACGCCTTTCCAGCAAGACAGTCCGTGAGATTCTGGAAACGCTGGTGCGCAGCGAACAGGATATTCTCAGCAAACTCGCCAATGCTGAAATTACCGACTTCTCAGAGCGTCGTCTGAAGGCAATGCTCGCTGAAATACGGACGTTAACTAAAGAGGCCTATGCGGTTTTGTATAACCAGCTGGACGGAAAACTCTCTGGTATCGGTCAGTATGAATCTGAATTTACTGCCAACCTGATCGAAAAGCTCATCCCTGTTGAAATTACGCTGGTACGGCCTTCGGTTGAGATACTGCGTGCGATTATCGAAACCAAGCCGCTGGCCGGCAGGTTCATCGCTGACGAAGTGAAAGACCTGAGCGCTGATACAGTCACCCGTATTGAACAGGCACTGCGTATTGGCATGGTGGAAGGCGAAACAACCCCTGAGATTGTTCGCAGGATTCGCGGCACCAAAGCCTTGAACTATAAAGACGGATTGCTGCAACGTTCCCGTGATGATGTGGAGCGGCTGGTGCGTACCTCTGTCACCCATGTGACGGCGCGCGCGCGGGATGAGCTCTATCAGTCCAATGCTGATCTGGTGAAGGGCTGGCGTTTTGTTGCCACACTGGATTCTCGCACATCCAAGATTTGTATCTCGCTCGACGGCACCACCCATAACCTGAATACGGGGCCGATGCCGCCGCGTCATCCCAACTGCCGCTCGACAACGTCGCCAATTCTCAAAAGCTGGCAGGAACTTGGCAGTGAATTTGCGGAGCTTCCCGAAGCCACACGCGCATCGATGGATGGGCAAGTGCCGGAATCGCTGACCTATCAGCAATGGCTTAAAAAACAGCCGCGGGAATTTGTCGAAGATGTGCTCGGCAAAACCAAGGCTAAACTCTTTCTCGACGGCAACCTTTCCGTGGAAAAGTTTTTTGACTTTAGCGGGCAAGAACTCACGCTCGACGCTCTCAAAAAAACGGAGGCAAAACTGTTTGCAAAGTTGCAAATATAATCCCCGCTGATACAATGGCGGAATGGATGTCATACAGCATAGATTTCAGGTGATTGAAGGCGGGAAACAGACAAGTCATGTTTCCAGCGAAGACGATGCTGCGCAGAGATTAGAATGCAAGGTGTGCGAGTTTCATGAAGGCGTATCCAGCACGGAATTTTTAGCGGTTCATCCAGCGGTATTTGTCAAAGGCAATAGCGTGCATTCCATTATGACGCGGTATCTATGCCTGTGCTGTCATTACAAAGGCAGGAAAACATATCTAACGTAATCTGAATTCTGCGATCATCGCAGATGCAAGCCGCTTGTGAGGAAACTCAGGCGGCTTTTTTGTTGCGCGCATTCCGGCGTGAGGCTGGGTGCGTGCATGTTCAACTGGCGGGATGCCATAACCCAAGGAGACCCTATGTCTGATCTTCCCATTTCGATTGATTCTCTGGACGCAGTGCCAGAGGAAAGCCGCAAATTCTACAAGCAAGCAGAGGATGGAAAATTTGCCATCAATCCTGCCGAGTTATTGTCTGCGCTGAATGCGAAAGACAAAGCCCTGAATAGCGAACGTAAAATTCGCACAGACTTTGAAACTCGCTTCAACAAAACCGCCAAGGAGCTCGAATCGATTGACCGTGAAAAATACACCAAACTTATGGAAAAAGAAAAAGAATGGGAAACGGAAAAAGAGCAGCGCGAGCGTGAGACGTTGGAAGCCAAGGGTAAATATGAGGAAGCCCTGGAGCGCGCCAAAGCCAACTTCACCAAGGAATTGAGCGATCTCAAAACCGATTATGAGAAGAAGCTCAAAAAGAGTCAGGAAACCATTGAGCGGGTTGAAGGCGACAAGAAAAACTACATCCTCAACGATACGGTGCGACGTGCCATTACCAAATCGGGCGTTTTTGCTGATGATGTCGAAGATGTGCTGACACTCACCCGCAATCGCTTTGCGCTGGATGATCATCTCAATGTCATCGTGCGTGATGAGTCTGGCAATCCCATTCCTGACCTGACCATCGACAGCTTCTTCTCCGATCAGTTCAAGAAGCAAAAACCCAAATTCTATCAGGGCAGCAATGCTTCGGGCAGCGGCTCACCTGCGGGAAGTGGCAAAAACACTAATGCGGGTTCTAAGGCCGAGCTGAATTCAGTCGATAAAATTGCCCAAGGGCTTGCGCAGCGCAAATAGTCTGCACCAGCCATACCACCAGTTTTAAGGCGTTCACCGTGAGGGTGACCGCCTTTTTTGTTGTCACTCACTTTCACTTTCGGGGGAGCCGGTTGCGGAAGTTGGCAAGCAAAACCCACGTTTGAACAGCGGGGGATCCAACGTTCGAGCGTCATTGAACCTTTTTTTAACCTCAATGATGGAGAACCATTATGCCTTCTGTAACTCTCGCGGAGAGCGCCAAGCTCTCCCAAGACTTGCTGGTTTCGGGGGTGATTGAAAACGTCATCACTGTTAACCAGTTCTTCCAAGTGCTTCCTTTCCAGCCAATTGAAGGAAACGCGCTCGCCTATAACCGTGAAAACGCACTAGGCGACGTGCAATTTGCTGGCGTGGGTAGCACCATTACCGCCAAAGCCCCTGCAACCTTCACGCAGGTGACTTCCAGCCTGACCACTATCGTCGGTGATGCCGAAGTGAACGGTCTGATCCAAGCCACACGCTCTACGGTGCAGGATCAGAAAGCCACTCAGGTCGCCTCGAAAGCGAAGTCCGTAGGCCGTCAGTACCAAAACACCATGATTAACGGTGACGGTACAGGCAACAGCTTCAACGGCATGCTGTCGCTGGTCGTGCCTGGGCAGTCTGTGACGGGCACTGGTGCTAACGGCGATCCTTTATCCTTCCAGCTGCTCGACGAATTGCTCGATAAGGTGGTGGATAAGGATGGTCAGGTTGATTACATCCTGATGCACTCTCGCACTATTCGTTCCTATCTTGCGCTTCTGCGTGCGTTAGGTGGTGCAAGCATCGGTGATGTCGTCACCCTGCCAAACGGTTCGCAGGTGCCTGCGTACCGTAATATCCCGATTTTCCGAAACGACTATTTCCCTGTGAACCAAACCAAAGGCACCACCACGACCTGTACGTCGGTGATTGCCGGTACGCTGGATGATGGCTCGATGATGCACGGTATTTCCGGCATCACCGCTGCCAATGCCAACGGTTTGCAGATCGACGAAGTGGGCATCTCGGAAACGAAGGATGAAACCATCACTCGTGTCAAATGGTACTGCGGCATGGCGCTTTTCTCTGAAAAGGGCATCGGCGCGCTGACGGGCATTACCAACTAACCACTTCTTTCTAACCACGCAGCAAAGGGGAGTCCGTTCGGGCTCCCCTTTGTCTTTCACCCATCAACTATC